AACGGCAACGACGGTATCGTTGTTGTGTTCTCGATGCCACTTGCTCAAACGTTTGAGTGCAACATCGGCCGTGTATGCTTCGAGAAGGGATCGGTTTACTCTGGGCTACCATTCCTTCCGCTTGGTGCTGAGTTGGCTGAGTGTATGAGGTTCTACCAATCATCATTTGATGGTAGTCCTGGTGCGTTTGCGTTGGATACTGCGGCAGGACAACAGTTCTCCCATCCAACTGCTAACTTCCGACACACCATTTTGTTCCCAACACCGTTTCACTTGACACCTACGTTGTCGGTGTATGATCACTTAGGCAACATTAACGCAGTTAGCTACTACACTGGCTCGTGGAACAGTGGAGGATTGCTTACATCGAGTGCAGTTAGTAAGAAGCTTGCATTACTTCGTCATGGCATTGGATCGTCAATCGAGACTGCGTTTGGTTGGCGAGCGGAAGGGGAGCTATTCGCATAATGCCTAACAGTCAATACAATCGGGAACACAAGCCCGAAGGAATTGCAGTCAACCGTATTCTATTAGCCGCTGCGGTGATTGCTCCAATCCTCACTATCGCTTCTTACTTCGCTACTTACACCGCAACCATAACGAGGATTGATCAACAACTCGGTGCGTTGAAAGAGAGTGCAGGAGCAGCGATTGCTCGACTTGAAACTGCGATTAATCGCATGGAGAGTTCAGATCGTATGCAGGATGCGAAGATTAACGAGTTGTCTGGTAAAGTCGATATGCTTACTGGACGATTGAATGATGAGATACTACTGCGTCGTAATAATGAACGGAAACAGCCGTGATTGAGATTGTGCCGGTTGATCGAGAGAACCTGAGTTCAGGCGTTATGCTGTGTAAGGAACTGCACGATCTCGGCACACTTAACGTTGTTCCGTTCGATGTTGCGTATGCAGTGAAACAAGGCGAGGACTTGATGACGAACCCAAATTGGTTCGTTCGCCTGGCTAAGTCGAATGGTAAGTTTCAAGGGATCATGATGGGTTACGTTACTCCATTCATGTTCTCACCTAAGATAATGGCGAACGAGAGCTGTCTCTTCGTTCGACAACAAGCGAAAGAACGCACGAAGATTGGCTCCAAGTTGGTTAAAGAGTTCGTTGCTTGGGCCAAGAGTAAGGAAGCCGTGTTGATCCAAGCAGGTGACATCGCTTGTATCGACTCGTTAGCAATCGACCGCTTCTATCGTGCAATGGGATTTAAGCGGGCTGGTGGAATTTACGTTATGGAGACAATGACATGAGTGGTGGCGGTAAGGGTGCTGCACCGGCACCCACAGTTGCTCCTGCATACACCGATCCGCAGACTGGTAAGTCGTTCACTTCGCCTGATGCTCTTAACTCTAGCATCGATGAACGTAACCGACAGGCTGCGGAACAGCAGAAGCTAGACGAAGCAGCAGCGACACAAGCGGCGTTGGATAAGCGCAACCAGTTCAACAGTGCGTTGTCTAGTGCTCAAACACGTGCTCGTGGACAGGCTCAAAACTACTTCACAAGTCGTGGATTGTCGGCTGATCCGTATAACTCTGCTATCGAGGATATGATTAGTCAAAGCACTTCGACTGTTCCCGATCTTGCACCGAACCCTGATACTTACTTCTCTAATAACATTGGTGAGACGATCCTCAACAACTCTTTGCGTTCTAAGATCGATGCGAAGACTGGACAGCTTTCATCTGTATTCACTCCTGACTACGCTACGAAGTGGATGCCGTATTCGGAAGCTACTCCGATCGTTAATACCGAGTTATCAAACAGCTTCGATCCATTGACTACGCAGTTGGATAACGCACACAAGCGGGGTGTTCTTAACGATGTCGGATACAGCGGAGCAACAACGCGACTCAACCAAGATCGTAACGCCGCACAATCACAGATTAGCAGCATTGCACAGGGCATTATCGACGCAAATCGTTCGAACGTTAATGATTACATCACTGGCGCCAAGAACGATGTCGCCAATGCTTCAATCTACAATGTGGATAGTCTCGATCCGAACTCCTACTTTACAACCGCAGCGGACCGTGTCAATTCCCTACGTGGTCGGTTGGCGGGTGACGTCCGTAGTGCAGTAGGCGATACTACTTACAGCGATCTACCAACGTTGCTTAATACAGGTGGTGTTGTTCAAGGTGCTACCAATCCAACAGTAGCAGGTGGCGCACTTGGTAACAACCTTGCATCTGGTTACGTAGCGGATCAAATCCTTAACAAGAAGCCTCGTGGCATCGGTAATTACGGAGCTTTCTAATGATCTTCGGTATTGACGATGCTTTGATCGGCGGTTTGATCACTGGTGCTAGTGGTCTAGCATCAACGCTATTTTCTGGTAACGGTGCCGCTGCGCAGCAAGCACTTGCACGTGATCAGATACAGCAAGGCGAGAACCAACAGCAGTATCAGAAGGCGCTTAATGCGTTGATGCTGCAACGTGCGCAGTCGGGATATCGCGGTCCCAACGGCGAAAGCATTGCGTTCGATCCAGTTACTAACACTTGGAAGACGCAAGCTAGCGATGCGCAGACTGGTGCAACTGGCTCGTTCCTTAGTGGCACTACGCAAGCCAATGCTCAAACGATTAACACAAACGATATGCTGTCACGTGTGTTGCGTGATCGCATATCGCAGGTTCAGCCGTTAATTGATCAATCGATTAACGAATATAAGAACTACCGAAACGTAACACCAACTGATCTACGTGGTGCGTTGATCCAACAAGTGGCCGATGCAAACCAACGAGCAACGCGGCCCATTGTGCAAGATACGTTGCGAACGTTTACTCGAACAGGCGCAAATCCTGGTAGTGCGTTGGCAGAGATTGGTCGTTCTAGTTACGACAACTTGAAGAGTGGCATGACTGATGCACTGTTGAAGTCTTACACAGGCTCAACCGAGATTAACAACTCGAACCGCAACGGCATGTTGGATCGAACGAGTAAGTTGACTTCAATGGGAAGTGGAGTAGCACCGGGTTACAACCTTGGTTCCTATGACACAAGTAACCTACTCGGCACTATGGTCGGTAACATGCGTAACGGCATGGCGAGTGCAGGCAACTCTGCTACTTACGGTAACGTTGCATCTGGTAATGCAACCGATCAAGGTTATCGTAACGCCATTCTGTCTGCACCGAATGGTAACTTGGGTGCTGCGAAGATTTCCTCGATCGGTGACAGTGCTAATGCATTGTTGAAAGCGTTTAGTGGTTTCTTCCCAGGTAGCAGCGATAAGACCAAGCAGATTGATTACAGTCAAGGGTGGGACTTCTAATGGCAAGTTTCGCTTACACAGCACCTAACGCTGGTGCATACGATCCTTACCGGATTGAAGACACTCTTGCACAGGGTATGCTTGACCCTGCTAGGAGTGGTATGGCGTTGACGTTGATGAACTCGTATCGAGCACAACGACAAGGTCAGCAAGCGGATTACAACAACGCACTGTCGAACATTAACCAAATGCAGTATGAGGCTAATCTCGCCTCACAACAAGATGATATGCGTAAGAGGATCATTGACGCACTAGGGATTGCTAAGAACCCAGGTGGTGCAGCGGCTATTGCATCGAACCCAGGACTTGGTCCGCTACTTGCTGGAACTGATCTCGGTCCGATGGCTACTGCGGCTGATGCTGGTGCAGCGGCAGAGAACTTCAGCCGTTATGGAACTGGTGCGCAAGGCTTGGTTAATGCTGGTATTGAACCGAACTTGCCGGACATCGCAAGTCGGATCAACATGCCAGTTAACCGAGTTGACCCGCCTATGGTTCGAGCGGCAAGCGTTAATGCTGCTGGTCGTCTTGCTGCCGCAAATGCTAGTGCAGGTGGTAAGGGGCCGAAGATGCAGGTCAAGTATGATCCAATCACTGGCAATGCTGAAGTGTCGCTTAACGGACTTCCGCTTGGATCGAACGTTAAACAAGCGCTTAGTTCCATTGCACCGCCTGGCACTGTTATTCGTGGATACGGTCGTGTTGACGGTGATCAACCAATTCCACAAGGAACGACGACTAATCCCAACGCACCAGTTGGTAAGAATAACACTGTAAACACTAGTCCATCGCGTATGGCTGTTGCCGTCGATCAGAATACAATGGCACAAGAAGTCAACAAGATTAAGTCCATCGATCCAGCTGCTCACCAAGCGATTATGAATAAAGCTATTCAAAACGGTGGTAAGTTCACTCGTGGACCGAATGGTGGTATTGTTGGTCTCGATGCACAAAACCGCGATGTTGAGTATCGGTTGAAGTAAGGAGTCGATATGCTCGACTTGTATGGTCCTGGCGCTGCTCCTGGTGATCCTGGACGAGCGAAGTATGAACAGGACATGTGGAATATCATCAACGGTATTCCACGTGCGTTAACGCATCTTGCTCCTGGCTTCATTTCGCAAATCTTGTCTAGTCCTAACGCACAGGGTGTTGAGAAATTCATCCCTAACGTAGCTAACGGACTGTATTCAACCGTTGACTTGGCACAGAACCTCATCGGTAAGGGACTGTTGGGGACTGATGCGCATCTTCCAGGTGCTGAAAGAGCACAGGAGTTGTATGATCAACGTCTTGCACCGGGTTCAGTTGCTGCGCTTATACCGCAAACCACACCTGCTAACCCAATCGAGACTAAACTAAACTCGGTTGCCGACGCTGCGGGTAGTATGGGACCGTTTATCGGTCGTGGAGCTATGTCAACGTTGCCTCGTGCAGCGGAACTGCTTAGTGAATTTGCGTTTCCTGGCACTGTTATGAAGTCTGCGCCAGTAATTGGTGGTGGTATTGACGCTGGTGTGCAGATTGCAGCAGATCAGATCGACAAAGCGAACCAAGCACAGGCTGCGACCGAGAATGTAGGACCGCCACCGAACACAAGCATCCTCCTGCCCGATCAAACTACTCAATCGTTTAAGTTGTCGGCGGCCGAGGCGGCTCCTAGCACCGTTCAGCCGTCCCAGCCTACGACCGTCGAGGCGGCACCGATCACTACGGACGCGCCTGACATCCCGTTCGAGCCTGTAGCGCCGACGTTTGACCCTAACACCGGCTGGACCTGGGGTGGGGCGATCCTAACAGGTGCCGGTATCCTCACGCTGATGGCTGCACGGAACAAGTGGGGAGAGAGCATCGTCAACAAGGTGATGGGCGAACGTGCTGCACGGTATGAGAAGATTAGTAAGCCGTTCAATTCAGCGTTGGAGAAGATTAACACAGGGCAACCGGAAGGATTTAACGCTGGATTGCCTGAAGCACCATTGCCAGGAGCCGCAACGAGTAAAGCAACTGAGTTAAAGACGCAGTTTGTTGACAAGAACGCTACGTTGTCCGCTTATGCTCAAGAAGTTGCACCATCGAAGACTGTTGGTGAGTGGATGAAGCATGAGTTTGGGATGTATAACAACGATCATGCGTTCCATTCACGGTTTCAGATGACTATGGAGACAGGATTGGACCCTGTAACTGGTCATCGTATGCCGTCGCCGTATCAACACTTCAAGAACCTTGCTCGGTTGTCACCAGATCGGCAGCAACTCTATAGCGATGCACGTCATGCACTGGACGAACTCGACAATCGCTTGTCTCGCGGTGCAACTGTTGGACTTACACAGTGGTCAACACCAGAATTGCAGCGAATTGCGTCTGCCGGACGTGCTGATCCCGAAGTTAACCGCTTACTTAACGAAGCAACTGTGATCCACGACCGTTTGACGGACATTCTAGTGGATCGCAAGATGCTTACACCTGCCGAAGCGCAGAATTTGAAGAGTAAGCACCGAAACTACCTTAGCAACCACGATATGAGCGGCATTATCGACAATCCGCTAGAAGCACGTGCGTTGGGCTACAACACTGGTAAGATGAATGCCAATATCCCAGCTTGGGAGTTGGATAAGCAACATTATGAGTCGCTTTACCGCTCTATGGAGTTGAATAAGCTACGAGCAGAGACTATTCAGGCTGGACTTTACTTTCAGGACACTAACAAAAACGCTGCTAAGGTATTCCAAGAGTGGAGGCCGGGTGCCCCGCTGAAACCAGGCGAACGTGTAGAAGTTCCACACGATGTTCTACCTGTGCGCATCAACGGCGATCTTCGATACTTCCGTGTGCACAATAGTGCGTTGCGCGAAGCATTGCGCATGTCTCCAACTGCACTCGGAACACATCTTGGAATTGCTAACCAAGCAAGGCAGCTTATTCAGTCTACGATTACAGGACTTCCTGCTGCGTTAACAGGTCGTTGGTTTGCGCCAATCAACGCAATTCGTAGTGCAACGGAAATCTCGATGATCCGGCCCGAAGGTATGGCCGGTGGTTATCTTGATAAGCTAATTCAGTTTGCAACTAGAGACCATGTTGCATTCCGAGGCGATCCAACTGCAATTCCTACGTTGCTTCGTGAAGTTATCGCAGGAACGGGAGCAGAGTTCTCTCGTGGGCTTGCGAACATGCTGCATCCAACATCGCAGAATGTGATTAACCTCAACTTGCGCCAACTACTCGGCGACAACGCGGTTAACGCACTGCACTCTCGTTTGCAATACGCTTGGGAGAACAGTATCCGAGGCGAAATGCAGCGTGTCGGTGCGATGAACGCTGGTGGCTACTCCGCTACGCCTGTTCCGACTGGCTTCCAAGGTCACGATGAACGAGTATTCTCTGCGATTAACAACATGGTGCCTGAGTTGTTTCGGCCGACTGGCTTCTTCGGTCCCGCAACTCCTTATATGATTAAGTTGAACGAACTCGCTCACACGATGAACAGCATCATTGCTGAAGCCGGACACGAGCAGTTCTTTCGCTTGAATAAGGGTAAGGTTGCACCGAACAAACTGGCTTACGAGACTAGGCAAGCGACTGGCGATCCTGGAACGCATGGTGCGAGTAACTTCTCACGTGTGTATAACGCAACTGCGTTGTATGGTAACGTGTTCGTTCAAGAGATTGCGCGTGTTGCTCGTGCGTTTCGAGAAGCACCGATCGCAACAGCAACTGGACTTAGTGTTGGTCTCGGCATTCCACACATGATAGAAGTCTTCTCCGCTTTGCTTAGTGGACAAGACGCAGTTGATCACTTGCAGAACCTTACCAATAGCGAAGCAGCGGGTAACATCTACTTCTACGTTCCGGGACGTGATCCGAAAGACGCCATTGCGATTAATCTACCACAAGGTTTGCGTGCGTTCTCGCCGGTTGTTCGTCAAGTGTTACTCGATGGTCTAGGCGTTGTTATGGCGCTGAAAGACGACGACATTGGAAGCATGATCCGCACTGGTTTAGCTGACTTCTTCAGTAAGCACATAACACAGTCTACGGTGGACAGGACGATGACAGGAGCCTCGCAGTTCCTTTCGCCGCCTATGCCGATTGGTGTCGATCTTCCTCCATCGATCCTTATGGGACGCAGTATCGATCCGTCATTGGATCGTATTTACCGTAATGCTCGTTCTGGCGACATCTCGAAGATGACAACAACGGCTGACATTGTGCCACCGGGTATGCCAGGTGTCAGTCCTACAATCGATCCGTTGTTCGAGACACAAAGCGGACGTGCGTTTCAGAGCTTGGTAACGTCGCTACTCGGTATCGCTGGACAGAACATGATGCAGATGGCGTTGACTGGTAAGAACGCTTGGCGTGATGGACTGCCGCCTGATGTAGTGATTGGTAGAGTTACGGAGGATTGGCGCGAACTACAGAAGAAGAACCTTCCGATGGGTAATGCTCTCTTGTGGGACGCGAATAATCCACTCGCAGCACGAACTCCGTTGATTAACCGAACGGATGACGCACTGCGAGCGATTAAACCGTTGTCTCAGTTCAAGAGCGATTTGAAGAACATTGGTCTAACCCGTTCGCGCGGGCAGGTAGTTGACATGCCTGTTGATCCGAAGATTAGTCCTGATCCACAGATGGCGCCGCTTATTGCATGGGCGAGCAAAGTGTCAACTAGGTTAGACCAGACGCTAGTGCCGAGGATTAACGACACTAAGAAGCAAATTGAAGCACTTAGGTTGTCTTCACTCCCACCGACGACGGTAACTGACATGCGGAATACACTACTGACTCAGTTACGTAGTCAGTATGACGATGTGGCGGGTATTCTGACAGACCTGAATATGGAACTAAGCAAGATAGTTGGTAAGCAAGTTGATGTAACCAGGATTGATTGGTCTCGTGGCATTGATCAATTTGACTAAGCCATACGATCCAACACTGTCTTTGTAAACTTCTTGGAAGCGAGTAGCTTGGTTCCTCGATACAACGTAGAAGGGCGTCCAGGTCCAAGCTTAATTTCAAATTGCTGTAAGGCTCCCAGTTCGTGCATGACTTCGATAACGGCATCAAATTCAGAATTTGAAAGTCGTCCTCTAACGGAATTATAGAGCCTGGCTCGGCCAATTCCGTCAGCGCCTGCTGAAATAAGCGTTTCGCGTATTTTCGTGACACCCAAAACATAGGTAGTTCGAGCTGTAGTTCCTTCAAATAACTTGCTTCCAGATACTTTACAGTCTGTGACGAGGCGTATTGCGTCTCGTATGTTGTCAACGCTGATGACATACTTCTGGTCGTTAACGGAAAGAAGACCGGCAATCCGTAGAACATGATCAGCTTCCCTACTCTCAAATGATGCAGTGAATGGATCGACGGATGTAGTTCGTCGTAGATACCAGTTCGTAAACGCTTTCATCGCTGGCGTGTCCAGCGTTATTCGTTTGAACCGTCTGACTTCTTCTCGAATGATACTAAGTCGGTGAACAAGTCCATCTGTCCTTGTATTTCCTGATGGCCAAGCAATCCTTCGCTTACTCTTGTCAGACACCACGAACAAACAACGACTGGAAAACCCACCTGCGACAACATTTGGGTTAACGCTTTGATAAAGCCAACTAGGTGTGGAAGCACTAAGGAAGGAGACGAAGAGATTGCGTTGTGTAACCTCGCCGCGAGTAAGCGAGCCTCCCGCCTTCCTAGTCGATGGGCTATCGAACAAGTCCGTGAGCAGTATTGGCATTGTATTGGTGTAACGCTCAAGACCAAGGAACACGGCAAGTTCGCTAATGGCGATTGCAACACGCCCTGTTCCATGAGTTCCCGTTGACTGATGTAGTATTTCATCGAGTTTCTCTGGAGTTGTCTTCCCTTCCAACAACATGAGTTGCGGTTCGTTTTCCAAGAAGTCATTTGCGATCTTAGCAACTTGTGTTACCGCTGTTGACTTTCGAGTGATGCCGCTGTCCGCAACGAATATAGTATAAAGGTTCATGTAAACGGGAAGCGTAGGACGATCGACGTAGATATCCCGTTGACAAGCTAATGACAACAACCACAATGCACCGAACAGGTCATACTCCACTGCGGTTTCCATGTTGTTCATGTGTGTCAGGAACATATCGATGAACGTTCCTGGCTTCACTTTCGGAATACGCATCGCCAATCGTCCTACTTAATCGATTAATGAGTTGAGACAGTGGCGTCTGTGGCTGACAGAAGCTTCTGGTCGTTAGCCGCCATAGCCAAGAACTCTTCTTGCGTCACCCGTTTCAAGAAGCCGGTTGAGATAGCGTGTAGATACAACTCACCGCATAAGATAACGGATCGAAGTGCGAAGTCGAGCGGACGTTCTGCTGACACTTGCTTCATCTGGTCGAAGATTGCTTTATCGATGAACACGTGTTTGCAGTCGATGGTTATGGCACACCAAACTGCTCCTCGTTCGTATGGTTTGTTGGTGTGTGGATTGGGCCGTTTCTCATCTCGGAACTCGTAGATAAGAGCCGCTGAGATTGGAGGAACGGGCGTTGAGAGTGAGAACTCACCAGTCATTATACTGTCTCCAAGTAGGGTGTTAGGTCCTTAACCTTCTTTAAGGTGGACCACCGACGAACACCATGTTCGTCTGGTTCAGCAATAGCGTAGTCAGCCGGAACTATTAGGTCGTAACCGTTTATCCTAATAGGTTCGAGATTATATCGGTTGAACACTTTAATAACCCGAGCAACACTATCAAGACGGACCCTAGCAACAAGAGCGTCATGAATGTTGAGAATGACTGCTGCTGCGTCCGATGGCCACTCGGGGTCTTCTTGGGATTTGTAGATGATTGAGGACACATGATCACCTGCCGTTGACTGAGGTTTGAATGCAATAATGCTATCCATCATAGTTTCGTCAAACCGGCCCAACATTATCCACCTTCTACCGAGTGGTGAGAACAACATTCCAGTTGTCTTGACTTCCTTGATAGTGTCTGCCCACCACACACGCAGTTCCGGTGTTGTGCGATGGTAGATGTTATACGATTTAGTCGCTTCGATCAGTGACAAACCAGCTTTTGTAGCTAGAGTATCCGGCCCCATGCGATAGTTAAGACCGTGGCGACACCGCTTCGCAACGTAACGTATAGTCCTGTTGCCATGTTCGTCGGTGTCCGATTTGGGAACATCGTCATATGGTAACTTGAACATATCGGCGGCAAGAGCGCAATGTGCATCGTAACTTCCTGGCTCCAGTCTTGCACGTTCAAATTGCTCCTTCCATGTTTCGATGTTAGCAAGCACAGCAACGATCCGAGCTTCGATCTGTGCCTTGTCGAAGTAAACGAAGGTATATCCATCGTCACAGATGAACATGTCCTTCGCTTCTTCTGGAATGTTTTGCAAGTTCAGACCGTTGCCCCACATAGTCTGAGACGAACTTAACCGTCCAGGTGCTGACTGCACTCCCGTTTGTTTGTATTCGCAACGGAAGTTACCGTCTACATCTAGTCGGGAGTTGACGTAGGTGGAGAAGAACTTTGCTTTTTCGAGATACTCATTAAGATGCTCAATGAGTTGTTTAGCCTCGTGAGATGTTCGTGGATGCTTAACAATGCGATCTCTGTTCTCTCGATCTGTGCTTGTTCCGCGTCCGACAAGCTTGAGCCGTTCAAAGAATAGGCGTTTAAGTTGCTGCGGTGAGTTTGGATTAAGGTCGAAAGTGGGGTCTCCAACGCAAACACGTGCAGCATCAACAACGCGCGCCTTCGTTGCTGCCAGGTCATCTGTGAGGGTATCAATAAGTTGCTGTTTCCGTTCGACATCAGCCTTAACTCCTAACACTGTTGCTTTAACAAGGTGTGGTTGTAGCCGCATTACGTGATTGATGAAGAAGTCATACAATCCTTGATCACGTAACTCCTTGATCTGTGCTTCGGCGATGATGTGAAGGTAACAACAGTCTTTAATGTTGTATTCCCAAAATACATCAACGTCGTTCTCGTCGCGCCAGTTACCACCTTCATCCTTGTAGTAAGGATAGTCAGTGTATTGAGCGGTAAGGAAGTCCAAACCGTGTGGTAGTGTTGGATACAACGTGTGGTGTGCTAGCATCGTATCGAAGTAAGTAGCGTGAACTTGAATACGATCCTTGAACCACAACCAAGTCATATCGAAGTTAGCGTTTTGTGCAATGAACTTAATCGATTTATCAGCGAACAACTGCTGTAGTCGTAGGCGTATCTTGGTTTCCTCTTCTACAGTAAATCGGTTGGTTCCTTGTGATCGGAAGTTGATGCACATTCCGTCGGTTGCTGAGATTGCAATTCCGACGCATGCTGTGAAGCCTCCCATCCCTTCGATATCGAACGCAACGAGGCCGCCATTTCTGCCATGCGTTTGCGCTGCATCCAGATAGTCAAAGATTTCTCGATACGTTGGATTAGTTCGGTATAGTATGTCTGGCTGATTGATCTTTCCGCTAATCGCCCGGTGGAATTTATGTAAGTCAAACTTGAATACAAGTTCCTGAGCGGGTTCATGTAGAGCGGCTGCGGGGTTATTAGCGCAGATGTAAGTAACAGGTCGTCCTTGAAACTCGCCATGGATTACTGATCCTCGATACTTGGTTATTCCGTTGACGCCCATCATTGCTCGAAGTGCGTAGTTACCGAGTAGTAGAAAATATTTCGCGTTGGGAAGATTGCGTAGTTCCTCGTGTAGCACTTCGGTGTAAGCGTGTAGCTCTTGCACACCGATTGCGTCTTTCTTCTTCTTGACGTTAGCTTCTACGGAGATAAGTCTCCGCTTTACAACGTTGGTAGTGTAGACACTTAATCGATTAAGTTTGTAATTGCGTAGGATGTCCCACAGTAGCTTACCGCTGTTACCAACAAGAGGCGCCTTGGTGTTGACTTCACGTTCACCGGGCGCCTCTGCGATGACAACGACCTCAGCGTTAATCGGTCCACTTGCTCCACACTGGAACTCAATGTCACGACTTGCGCAAAGGAACGCAACTTCCTTGTTAAGTTCTTTTGTGTCTGTAATCACATGGGCCTCTTGAGTATTTTGTTCATAACTCGTTGAACTTTTAACTCAAAGATATCGATCTGATCGTCGTTGTCGATGTCGTAGGCTGTCATTCCAGTTGGAAGACGATCATTATCAAGGAAAACATAACCACGGCTGTCACCAGCGAAAGTAAAACCAGGGCGATGCAACCTAACCAGATGGCAGCATTCCGCCCCAAAGCGAGTAACAACTGGAAGTATTTCATGTTCAAACCCACAATCTGTTACTATTGTGCATGGTGCGATAGTTCGATGGGCTAGTTTGTTAGCAAGGATGTAACCAAACGCACCGTTGCCTAAGCTTGGTTTCATCCACTGTTCGGATGCCATTATTAGTGTATCGACCCACGACATACCGAACAACTCTGGACGTGGTTCGAGTTTCATCTTACTGCCGATCTCTTCAAACTCACGATATGTAGCGTCGTCGATGTTGAACAGATGCTTGCAACCGAGTTTGAGTGCTTCTGCAAACTTAGCTTTGCGAACGTTAAGCAAGTGCTTCTCGGCGTAAACTGCAAACGTGTCTTTGCCGCTATGCCGAGGACCGTTAACAAACACAATCTGGTGCGGTCCTCGACGTTGCGGCAGTGAGACTACGTTATCGGTCTTCACTGCCTTTGCCATGTCATCAGTCCTTATACTTGGTTGACTTGCTAATTGAGTATTGGTCCGTAATGACCGTGCATACTTTCGACGCACGAGTAATGGCGGTGTAGAAGTTGCGTCGTGACTGTGAAAACGAAGTAGACTTGTTCAAGACTACCACGACATGATTGTATTGGCTTCCCTGCGCTTTGTGAGTTGTGAGAACGTATGCTAAATCAATACTCTTGCGCGGGTCAAGTTCTACAATGTTTCCTTTCTTATTCGTGGTGACAACAAGTGGCGGTATCATCACTACGCGATCACCGAAGTCGATGGAAACACTGCCGTCCTCGTGAAGTGCAACGATGTTACCGACTTCGCCGTTGAAAGCATACTGCACTTCTTCGTCATGGTTGTCTGGATACAAGTCGTAGATGTTGGTAGTGAACACTACCTTAGAACCAACTTGCACACGGATCGGTGGGTTGTCTGTTTTGTTTACTCCCCACTGGTGTCTAGGCAACTCCATGAAGTCTGCCTTGTTGTCCCAATACAACGTTTGGATAGTTTGGTTAAGTCGAAGAACACCGACCCAAGTCTTGTTCATCGTTGTAAGGATTTGAAACTCCGGCTTGGAGAAGTCTTCGTCATGCTCCGCACCGCGTTCGAGAATGTAGTCCTTCAACTTGTTAATCGGTTGATCAGTGTAGTGAATGAAGAAATCAGGAAACCGTTGTGGGATGACGCCACGAAGAATACGGCTACCGTTCTCCGCGATACCACTACCTTCGGCTTGTCGATGAATAACGTTGAGTTCGATGCCAACATGCTTTTCGAGAACAGTCTGAAACGGTGTCGGCCTCTCTGCTTCGAGCTTGTTTTCTTCGATCGGCTTAAGCTGGTTAACGTCGCCGAACATGCGGATCGCTGCACCTGGTTTGAGTGCATCGATTAAGTTACGATGGATTTCATGGTTCACCATCGCATATTCGTCACACAGGATCACGTCGTATGGTAGTGGGTTGTTTCGCTTGAATTGTGGTCCAGTAGACACCTTAGTCTTGATCAGTTTACCTTCGTCGTTCTCAACTTCAACTTCGTAAGGCATGCCGTAACCAAGTAGCTTGTGATTGGTTACTGCTGGGATACCAGTTGCTTCTTGAATACGCTTGGCCGCTTTGCCAGTAGGCGCCGAACAAGCGACTTGATAGCCAGCATCCTTAAGCAACGTGTAGATGTTCTTAATCAACGTTGTCTTACCAGTGCCAGCCTTACCAGTTACGGCAACAAGGCGCTTCTCGATATCCAAGCAAGCGTTAATGGCTTCAACCTGCTTCTCGTCAAGTTCCATTGCTCTTCTCTCTTTCACTTAACCATTTAAGATATTCTTGGCGGTGCTTAAGTATCCTCTCTGCTGCGTATTGTGCGCATAGTCCCATGAAACGCCCAATACTCATGCCTTCGTCTAATAGAACACGGGCTTCTTCAATCTGGTCGTAAGCATAACCGGGCACTCGAATGGTTAGTGCCCGGCCGTTAGGTGGTGTCGTTGCCCATGCTCCGCGACGATCCGCTTTCGATGGAATTGGGATCGTAACTGTGAGCGGGATTTCGTCCATTAGAACTCTGGATGTCCTTCCTCGATTGGAGCGGCTTCGATTGGAGCGGCGTCGATCATCAGGAACTTAGTCGAGCGATCGTATTCGAGCCGACGGAAGATTTCATCGATGATTGTGTCGAGTAGTTCGGATTGGATTGTGTGACTGGTATCGTTGATGTAGTAGTGAACGTTCCACGTAACGTTACGCAACTCACCCTTGTTGCGTCCGTAAGTATCGTAACTTACGATCAACTGAATAGTCGAAATGCGCACCTGTTCCAGTTCGTAACCAAGTTGCAAACGCTTGTGGGTGAAGCGTTCCGTGATCTCGCGGATTGCCTTGCGCACTTCAATTTCGTTCTGGGTGCTCACGTTATCTTTCCTTACGCTATTGTTCGTTGAATACAAGAAACCCGGTAGTTCGTATGGAACTACCGGGCTAACACTCTTGCAGGGGAGAAAGAGTGTTACGCCTTATTGGCGTCCTGGCGGATGGCGACCGGCAGCATACCGCGCACGAAGATAACGTGCTCCAAGTCGCTGTCTTCCGTCACCGCAAGAACGGCATCAGCCGACTTCTCGAAGCCCACAACCTTGATGCGGGACTTGTCGAACTTTACCGGGTTGCCGTTCTCATCCAGCACCTGGAACATGACGAACACGGGACGAGCCGCAGAGGGTGTCCGCTTGCGCTTCGGCTTGGTCTCGGTGCCTTCAGTCTTCGGGGTCTGAGCCATTTGGTTAACTGCTCCTGAGTTGGTTTGATCTGTGTCGTTGTTTGTGACTGACAACACACTCTACATACACGAAGTGACGGCCGATGCAAAGGGAAAAATGCACCGGCCGCAGTTTGTTAGCCGATTTTCTTGATCTCGGCCCGCGTCTCACCTTCAAAGGTGCCGTGCGCGACCTCGACGTTCACTGTCCGGCCGAGAAATTCGTTCGGGTCCAGTTCCGTCTTAATCACCACACCAACGGCGTCCGAGAACTTCTTGAGGCGCCACCGTGCCTGGGCATTGTCTTCAACCGAAATGCGGTTGTAGGTCAGTCGTAGTCCGTCCTCGTATGCGCTGGCGTCGAAGTCCGCCGGGAACTGTTCAGGCGGAATGGTGACAACCAACGCAAGGTATTGGTTGCCAGATGCAGCAGCGGCCTTAATTGACGCGCCGCTGATCTCGCCGACATAAGGACCGGCCGGCAGCGGATCGGGAGCAACGGCATCATCGATCGGGGATGAGAATGTGATGATGCTGGGTGCTGAGTCGCTCATTTGCTTAGATGCTCCGTTGTTAATCGATTGAGTAGTTGAAATTGGGTTCGCGTTAACTTCGTTGACTTCGGCGTTGACTGGTTCCTTTGTATCAGCCTTTGCCTTACTTTGGGACCGGCTGCTTCTTGCCGCCGGTTTCTTTCCATCGGTTATACCAGGTTTCGATGCCATCACCTTTCCAACTGTTAGGGTCAAATTGCCAGACAAATTCCGCATCGCCACTCACGTCGAACATTCTCGACTTCATTGGCTTATGCGATCGCACTGGTCTGACTGCAATGCGATGTTCCTTACCAGTGTCGAACATCCACCAAATCTCTGAGATTTGTAGCCCGATCTGGTTAACCATCTTGCCTCCTAATGCTGGCAAGACTTGTCTAATCGACCCATCGTCGTTCTTCTCAGGAGTATCCTCGTGAGTAATGCAGATGAAGTGTCGGTTAAGTCGTTTGGTCATTCGCATGAACGTCGTTACAACACGCAAGACGATTGCGTTGCGATGACCATAGCCCTTCATACCTGGGTTTTCGAGTGTTGCACTCTTGACTGAGGACACGGCATTCTCGGTTGCTAATCCCGCAAGTGCCGTTGCACTATCCAACACTACGGTTTCAATCTCCGGGTGTTGGGTAAGCATACGTTCGATACCGTATGGATCATCTGACTTAAGCATTGGAACGAGACTAGAGTGCTTCTCTCCGCTTAGATCGAGAACGGCAACGTCATCACGTCCGTTGAGTGACAGTGATCCGTCGGGATCGAATAGTATCCACAGTTTCTTCCCTGGTGCGGTTGCTGCTAGAGTAGTCTTACCGCAGCCAGCGTTACCCCAAAGTAAAATTGCCATACGTAAGTCATCTGCGTTTGGTGAATGCAGCGTCCGACTACCTAATGTAATCTCCATTCAGGCTACTCCAAAGCGGGAAGGTTCCATTGTATCATGTGCATATACCTGTGTCCACTACCACACGTAGTGGTGATGGCTTCGGTGATGACACAAGATGTGGTTAGAACGCCTTACCGCCTTCCTTGTTTCGGTTCTCCAGTTTGTGATCGGCTCGTGCTGCGTTGTAAACAAGTTTTTCAATCAACGCACCGCCAATATCGAGGCCACGACCGCCAGCGTAATCGAAAGCACGGATGAGTAGATCGGCTATCTCAACTTCGATACTCTTACGATGCGGTAGATGCTCGTCCATCAAGTCTTTGCGTTCACCTTCCATGCCTTCCGAGATTTCGGAAACCATAAGCATGAGAGTGGTTCCAACTTCGCGAGGCTGGAACTTACCAGTCTTATCTCCCCACCAACCAGCAGCAGCGGCAAGAGAGTGACAGAGAAGACTTAAATGATTAAGTGAGTCGGATAGGTTAAGCAAGTCATTGGTTTTGTAAGCATCTGCATTTTGTTCTGCAACGTGACGACCAACCACACCATTGTCGTCCTTAACATCGCCAAGGTTACCACACTCAACGTCGTAAGCGATTGAACGGAATTGCATTACCATCAGTCTTGTGCCTTCAGTTCGAGTGGAGACCATTCCTCAACGATCATTTCGTCTCGAATGATCTTGTGTTGTTCGTCGTTGTCCGCATCACAGAATGGGATGAACGAACAAGGACGGAAGTAACGGTTGCAAGAGTGTGTGTATTTCGGTGCATCGATTGGGTTGTTAAGATATTCCTGTTCAATGTCGATTGTGTGAACGAGCCAGTTCAACCAACGCTCGAAGTGGTATGACTTACGAGAAACACTCTCGCAAACGTAACCGATCACGTCGGATGAACGTGGTTGTGGAATTTGTAATCCTAGTATCTCTGCGTGGCGAACGTCCTTCTCGATTAGGGTTGATGCCGCTACCATGTAGTGCGTTGGCTGACTGTTCAAATGGAACGACATACTCCACGCGTCGTTAAGTCGTGAAGCAGTTTTGTTCTCGTGTAGCAGCACACGCCCGTTGACTACATGGATGCCGTCGATGCGTCCTGTTAGTCGGAACTGCATCGAGTCTCGATCATCGAAGGTAAGATCGGTAACGATGTCGAATGGACGCTCGATACCGTTGTCGGGATTGTCCTTTATCTCACGGTGACGCAGCCATACAGTGTGGTCCCAACGCCACCTGTCGCAATATACGAGAGCCGCTTCTTGTAGATTTGCGAGTGTTCTCCTTCGGTCGTTTGGATCGTCATAAAACATACCCGTTTCCAATACGGCGAGTGATCCAACACGCGCAAACGTATTAGGGTCGCTGTTATCCCACTGTTGGTAAGCCGAGGCATCTCGAATGATATCGGAGTATCGATTGATGTTGTCTTCCGTTCGGAAGAGCCTGTCCCCATTCTCATGGATGTAGTCCTCAACTAGTCGCTTATCGTAGTTAGCATGTTCAAGTTGAAAGCGAAGTTGGCACAAGCGAACCCAAGCGAAGACTTCGTGCATTGCCGAGCCGGCTTCCAGTGCCATCGCACGGTGATTGCTTGAGAACGTTTTGTGCATTTGGTAACGCAAGATGCCCCAAGTTGGACAGGTGTTGAGTGCAACGAGTTTAGTGTTGTCGTAAGTGGGAAGGAAACTATCGGCAGGAGTAGCGAGACGGAAGTTTGCAGATGTGATCCTGCTCATGAAATATCCTCTTCTGTAAACTGTTCTCCTTCGTCAACTGCACGAGACATGCGTTGAACTTTGTCTTTCAACACTGTCGCTGCGTCAGTAAGTGAACTTACTACATCGATTAACTTATTGCAGACAGCAGTCAGTTCACCGACTTGTTGAATGATCATGTTGTGATCTTCGGCAAGCAACTCCATGGACTTAATTAGTCCACCTTCAGCACCGAGTTCCTTAACCAATTCACGAACACGACGAGCCTTAAATCTTGCTTCGGAAGCCATTAATTACTCCAACAACATATGCATTGCACGAATTTTGTTCATACTCTCTTCGGCTTTACTCAGTTCGTCATCGAGTTTCTTTAACTTCTCCTGCATACGAGTAACGGCACGAGTGAACTTCAAGTAAGTGGTTAGGTTGTGCTCATCGGCCTTAACCTTCGCCACTGCTTCGAGTTGCTTAACTCTTGCTAGCCTTCGTTGTTGAAGATCAGCAATCATCGCTTCGAGTTTATCCAACTCGATATCTGAGATGTTCGCTCGTTTAACTGGTGTGTCTTGCTCGACAGGCTCTTCCATTACGCTTCCTTATACTTGCTGTCGATGTCAGTTAGTATTCGACGTGCCTTGCGTTCGGCAGTCTTCTCGTCTGGTGCAGTATCACCACGCATGATGTAGACAGGGTATTCCACTACAAATCTCCAACGTTCATGCAAGGCTGCATCTGGAACGTGTTGGAGTGTAATAGTGGCGTCCCCCACCTTGATTGTGCGCTTCTTAGGTGGGGGAGGCCGAAACTGAACCACGTTCATCAAATCTCCTACTTAAATGGTTAAGCTAAAATGGTTGTAGCCGTAGTGGCGAGGCTACTCAGTCTGTGATGGTATAGCTTTCTTTAGTCTCGTAACCAGTTAGTTCAGCCCACTTTAGGGCATCAAACACTCGACCTGAATTGATCTTGAGTGCTTCAGCAATTTCACTTGGTTTCAAGTTTGGATTGGCTCTGGCGTAGTCAACGATGATCTTGTATCGCTCTGCCGTAGCCGGTCGGACGCGAGAAACTTTGTAAGCGTAATATTCGTCGCGTGACTTGAACCGATCCATTGTCAATGGTGGCAACAGTCCGGCTTCTTTGTCAGAATAAAGCGCTTGACTGAACAGTGTTCCCTGTTCTTCCTTAAACGCTTTACGCAACTCAGGAGTTGAGTAAACAACAGGCACGTCGGGTTGTTCAAGTAGTTTCGCAACTTCGGTCAACGCAATCCGCGTTTGATCATGCGGGCAAGTTGTTGCGATGTAAACGATCATCGCGTGTGCGAGTTTGACGTTCACGTTACTTCCCCTTGTAAGCGATTGAGAACGAATGTGCAGCGGCATTTGTTTTCTCCGCTGCCTTCAACACCTTAGCAACCTTGTCGGCTGGTAGATACTTCGCTAACTCAACCTTGAGCTTGGCTTGATCGAGGCCAACCGCTGGTTTCTTCACTGTGCATACTACTGTGAAGTGTTTGCTTTCGTGAAGAGTGTAAGTGCCAGGCGCACGAGGCGACACTTTGGGATTGAAGTAGATGCCGTGCTCCAGCATTAACTTCGTAATCTCTTCTTGACGCCCCTTCACGTAGTCACTTAATCGTTTAAGCAAAAACGCCTCGGCGATAACCACTTCGGCGTTTGATTTGCCGCGAAGAGAATTGATGAAGTTGTGTTCGACTTTGATCAGTTCAGTTTCAGTATCCGCATCATACGCAACTAGCGGAGACCGTTTATCTTCAACCATTATGCTGCTCCCATTTCTGATTGTATATACATTATAGCATACAGTCAAGCGGTTGTCAAGTCGGCCTAATGAACCACACTCGCAGTGAACGGCGATGGTTCAGGTAGTGAATGAATGTGTTGACGAGGATCACTTCGCTTGCCGATAGTGTAGGTGGGAGAGTTGGTAGCCTTAACTTGCCGTTCCCTGCGCGTATCAACTCAGTCACTATCGGCTCGAACGCATCGTAAGGAAAGTTACAGATTGCACAGTAACACTTGTGGACGTTCTCTCTCGCAACAAATCGCTGGTTCTCGTAGTTGGAGATTGTTTCAGGACTTGCGTTGAGTATCCTCGTGATGTCGAGTTTGATGATGCAACTAAACTCACGAATGTAGCGAAGTAACTTACCTCGTTCAGAGTCACGTATCGAGATGTGTTCGCCGCTTGTGTGTTCACGAGGAAAGCCAATGAAGCGAGACTTAGCTAGTTTGTTGTAGTCAGTGCGAAACTGTGCTCGTTCATCCTTAGTTGCCCACAATTTACGCTTAGGTGAACGCATACGCTTTCTTTCTGGAACAACAATCTCCTTCTTAGTCAGTGGCATATCCACTTTGTTGTTTTTCTTAATCAGTTTAGTTAATTCATCAGGAATGTTGTTCATGGTTACTCCTTGTTTTCGTCCAGGAAAGTAACTATGGGAATGGGTTTCCAAAACACTTTACCAGATGTAGTTGTGCAAAACTGTTGCAGCGTTTTGTTTCCGGCGCGGCCAACATACCAACGAAAGTTGTTTGTTGGTATGTGCGTTCCTTCAGCGAGTCGTTCTGCTTGCTTCTCTTTTTCTTTTTCTTTTTCTTTATCCAACTTCACTTGTTCAGCAGTTCTTTTTAACCGAAATCTGCTCTCGAAGTAAGCTCCATTTATTTCACTCAATACAATAAGAGTTCCTTTTACACTATCTACAGTGTAGATTTCTCCGTGTGCTAAGCCGCTTCTTCCGTCACAATAACGGAAGTTTGCATCTACACAAATAACTTTGTCGCCTGCCTTAAACTTCGGTTCCGTTGTCATCTTCAACCTCCTTATACGTTCTGTAGTTACAAATCGCCGTTACGTTCTCACGGCTGATCCCGTAGAGTTCGGCAATGTCCGCGTGCTTGCGGCCCTGCGCACCTAACTTGCGAATAGCTCTGACAACGTGATGCGGAAGGCCGTGACGTTCGCGAGACTTCATGTCGTTGGAGTTATCTTGGACACTACCTTCGCTTAGGTGACGCGGATTACAACAGCCAACTGGCATACGTCCGTTGTCGCAAGAGTGTCGTATGACTGTTTCGGTTGATAACACTCGACCCGTGACCAGTGAATATACAAGCCGATACGCGATATAACGCTTACCCCCTGAAGTGAAATACGGTCGCGGTTCTCGATCTCTTCCACCTGTTCCTCCTTTCCATGGCCAGCAAGCATCAGGCCCACCGGACATGTCAATGTGTTTGAATACGTCAGTGAGTTCGTTCTTTGCTCTTGCCATTGTCTTACTCATTGAACGACAAAAAGCCACTGGATCGCACGGATCACAGTGGCTAGTTAATCGATTAAGTTGTTAGTTGATGGAGTCCTTCTTGCTTGGTGTCGAAAGATTGTCGATGTCTTCTGGATCGGTGATCACACGAACCTCGGCACCGCCTTCTTGAAACATCTTAATCATTGCTTCAAGTTCAGAAGGAAGCCCGCGCGATACTGATGCAGACGCAGGTAGAGACAACACGTTGTCATAGAATGCCTGCAAGTGCCGTCGCATTGTGAATGACGGCGCACCAGGTTCGCCATCCTTGCGAGACAACACTTCCTTGGTGATGTATGTTGCTGCCTCCTTGCTTACCAAGTTCATGAGCAGGAGTTCACCAGCAAGTCCCTTTGCTCGAATAACGTTGTCGTAGAGTTCCGTCACTTGCTCACTCACTGTATCAGTCATCTTCGCGAGCTTGGCGCAGTCATCGAAGAAATCGGTATGAACCGACTTCGATCCTTTCTCTGAGATGTCGTCAACCATCTCAAAGACCTCTGGAGTTGTAAGCATCGCAAACGATGTTACGATTGCACCCTGAAATGGGTGATATCTGATACCGAAGTCTACTACGAAGCCGTGTTCACCCGCAGCATCGAGGATGCGAGAGATCGTAAGGATGTTGACTTCCTTACGGGTCATTACCGGCACGAGTTCCTTGTGTGCAGCTAGGAACTCAAGAAAGTTGTCAGCCCCTTCCTGTGTTCCGAGACCCATGACTTGATCGATGCGAGACTGAACGTTCTTCACTGCTTGCTGCTGAACGTGAAACAGTTTGTTCACTGTCTCATCCATGTCGATTTCTTCGGCAGTTTGGTGTTCGTCTTTCGTGTAACGAATGTGGATGTTGATGTCGCACTGTTCGTTGTCATACTGACGAGCGAGTTCGCGCATGACTTCGTTGGACTTCATGGTTTCAATCCTTCGGTTTGACTTGGAAGATATCCGGTCCATCAACCGGATGTTCAGTTACGTTGTAGACTTCACCTGCATCCGTTAGGACGAGGTAGGTTCCGTGTTTGTAATCTTTAGTCGCTGTCCATAACCTCCACTTGTTGTTAATTTCATCCCGTTCAATTCGTAGAAGGGATGTATTCCTTGGAACGCCAATCGTAATCATAAGGCTTTGGCTTTCCTGAAACCGTTGATATCCTGAACCCACTTACACTGAGTTCAATCTTAACCACCGTAGATTGTTCCCAGGTGTATTCGATTGTAGTTGTCCCATCCTTCGGGGTTGTCATTGGCCTCACTACCCCTTCTGTTGATCAGTTTACGAGCGGTATCGTAAGCATCTTCGTCATAACGAAACGCTCGATATGGTTTGCCACCGTCTGGATGCGGTATGGTGACAATGTAGCCGTAAACTTTGGCCTTGTTCAACACGATGTAAGCCAAGATTTGGTTGTTGCCTATCTTCGTTGAACGAGGCGACACCCTTGTTGCTTCAACAGTCAACGGCACACCATTGTCATCCGCAACGATTAGTGCGTCAGTCAAAGCCGGTATGCCAGCAAGATATACTTTCATTGTGTCCTCTGTTCATTTCGGTAATCCTTTGTTAGAGGATTACTCCGTTACGACAGTGCTTTGGCAGATTTCCAGCACCGCCTCCGCCAGCTTAATCGATTGATCAAGGAATTGCAATAGCGTGGCGTGGTCGGTGAACTCACTGTCATTGAACTGCACGAATGATGAAGGAGGCAAATGTCCTTCTCTGTAGACAAGAGACTCAGTAGCAATCGACGTGAAGGTGTTTGTTATGTGGTCTACATCATCAAGCCATGCGTCTCTTGTTTTGTAGTCGTAGATTGTTTCAATTCGGTTGGCTGCGTAGGCTTCCGCCTCTCTGCGTCGATATGTGTCGAACGAAATACAAGATGTTGGCGTCGGCCCGATGACTGCCAGCATTCCACCATTCAAGCAGTAACAAATGAGTCCACTATCTACGTGGATGTTTTGGTTCGTTCCCTTCGTCCACCGCCTTGGATCGGTGAACAAAGAACGAGTGAGTTTCTGAACTCGTATGATCTCCTTCATGACCTTTTCGTTTGCGCTGACGTCAAAGGTTTCGATAACACGTTCGTAAACGTGTTCAACTATTGATGGGTTGATTTCTCGAATTTGCCACATTGGTTTCTCTCCTTGTGATCGAGTTACTTAATCGATTAACCACGAGGATCGTGGTTACGCAGCATGTTGTTGAGTTCTGCCTTCAACCGGCGAGCGTTCTCACCGTGCCATGCAGACACGTTGCCGAGGAAGTAGAGCACGATACTGCGTGCGTCATCCGCACCGTAGCTATCATCGAGTGTCTTCAGTTGCTTCATGGCTTCGAGATACGGCACCGCAGCGAATAGACACTTAACAAAGTCCTGTTCACGTGATCCGTATTCGGCAGAGAGCGTCATCCAGATTTCACTGGCGACTTCATTCAGCGGCCGAAACTTCGTAGGTTCAGCGGCTGCGGATTTGCCCTTACGCTTGGTTGTTGTTGGCATAACTTCCTCCTTGATGAACTCTTGAACTTGTAGCGATGCGAGATATTGTTTCCTGGTCATCGATTTGGGTCCTCTTCGTTCGTCCATCCATACAGCCAATCGAGGATACGACGCCGCTGAACAGAACGAAGCTTCTTCAATGCTTCTTGGCACGCTACGAGTGCCTTGAGTTCGGCGTCTCGTTCTTGGTCACTAAGTGCGTAAGTTGTCTTCGTCATATCGTCGCCATCCTTTCTTTCGTAAACGCTTGTTGCCATATCGAGAAAGCCGCGACAAAATCGCGAGCCCGGCATTGTGGTTACTCCAAACGAAAACCACTGCGACAACTCACGTCATCGCAGTGGTTAATTGATTAAGTTGTTCGATTGTTAGCGCAGCGAGAAGGAAGTCTCCGACTCAACACGCTTGATTTCGACAGCGGTGAGACGAGAACACAAGCGAAGATAGAGCTTGTAATCTTCGCTGCGAAGTTCTTGGAGAACTTCGAGCGGCATACGCATCATTTGCAGGTTCGCCATCTTCCTGCGAAACACCATGCGCCGGATGCGAAACATGAACCGACGGAACTTGTTAACCGCCGCTGTGTTCGCGTTGCGATAGGCTTGGCACTTGAGCTTGTTGCGGCCCATCTTCTTTGACTTACCACCTTCGGCCATGTCACTGGTTCTCCTGTATTACATCAATCACAAAGTTGCGGAACATTTCCTCGAACGAAGACGAAGTCATCTTCACTTCAGTCTTCTTGGTATCCAACCAAGATGCTCCTTTTCCGAATACGTCATCCATACACACGGCACACCACATTGTCTCTGCGATTGGAGCGGGCCGGGTTCCTCCCATTCGATAGGAGAACGGACTTGCTACACCAGCAACGCATTGCAGCACGATGAACCGACGAAGTGCAGGTGTATCCGCATCTGGATACTTTCCTTCTTGCGTGTATTTGCATCGATCGCAAGTGAATGTAAGCGAGGCTCCCATTGTCAGGCCATCCTTGGATTGTTGTAGAAGATTGCATGAAAACGTTGCTCCATCCTCGCGCGTTGTTCGAGTTGCGATTGGCCGAGCAAGTCACGGAAGTAGACGTAACGCTGAACCTCGAACTCGTTGTAAGCGTGTTGGATGTAGTGGACGAACGCCTCCTGTGCGATTGAACGAGTGCAAGACAACTCACTATCCGACATGCGATGCAGTGCGGATGTATGGTTCACCCACCGATTGGGATTGAACCGCAGTGATTTGGCAAGATACGGTGATTGTGGATACTTCTTGCCAAAGATGATTACGTTTGCAGCCACTCTTCCCTCCTGAGTTGTTATAGTGGCCTCGAAACCTTGAACGAGAAATCAAGGTTGTCGAGTATTCCTGCACTGAGGTCCGACGACGCTGCAACTTCGATAAGTGCCAATTGCATTGCTCGTCCATCGTAAGTCCAGTTCGATGGTGTATCGTGAACCTCTTGCAACCGTCGCATTAGTCTCGATGCGAACAACGCAACGAGTTGTGCAACATCGACGCGACTGTAGTAATCCGGGAAGCCTCCTTTGATCATCTTCGTTGCGAGAATGTCTGCCACACCGTCGGCAGGCTTGTTCTCCATTGTGATGTCGTAGAGAATATCAGGCAAGAACCTACCAGCAACACAACACCTGCCGTTGTAGCGATAACGGCAGGTGGTTGGACCGGGATCACCGTCGAGGGTAGCGGAAGGATATGGCAGCGCTGCAAGATGCCGACATGCGTCGTTGTAGAGAGCTTGTGGATTGTTCGACCAACGATGAATGTCGTGGGGAGTGATAATGTAGTCCATTGTGTTCTCTCCTTTGTGGTTTCGAGACTTACTTAATCGATTAACTTGCGATCAGCCTGAACTCGTCCACGAGTTCGCGCGCATCCTTGTGGTGTTTGATCATCTCGCGATACAGGCCATGGCGGCCATTGCGAAACAAGCGCTTGTGTAGCGCCTTCTTATGGATCACGCGCCTTACTGCGCGGATCAATTCGTAATTCGTTGCGTAGACATGAACGTTTAAGCGTTCATACATTGCCCAGCCCATTTGCGTTCCTTTTCTTCGCTTATTGTGTGCCGAGTTGCTTTGTTGTTGTTGATTATTAAGTATTATAGCACATGTATATACGGTTGTCAAGTCGTCGTTACACTAGTGTATCACTCGTGGTTACACCAATTCCGGGCTCGACTGGTTCACTTAATCGATTAAGTAATCGCTGAGACCCACACACAGCGCCGATTTAGCGCACATTCAAGCGAGAATAACGCGCATACCCCCTACCCAAGCTAGGCTTTCGAGGCTCATAGCCGTGGTTACAACGTGTGAATACAATAGTGTTGACAAGGCCACAAGATGCACGCGGGCTGCGCATTTGCCCATACACACGACTGACTTAGTGTATCTACGCATAACGCTAACTAAGCTATGGAGTAGACACAAAAAAAACCCTCGCCGGTTTCCCGGCGAGGGTTGTAGATACAGTTGTTGTTTTGTTACTTGCCGCGCGCAGTGCGAACGCGGGGCAGGGGAGCGGCAGCCTTAGCTTGTGCAATGTCCGCCGTTGCCTTGGCATTCTTCGCATCGTTCATTGCCTTGGTTGCGGCGGAGACCTTCGAGTAGAACGCGACAATCCGTTCGAGAGCATCGCGCTCTTTCGCTGGCAAATCGTCCAACGTTACAACACCGTCGGACGGTTCGGACAGGATATCAGCCGCCTGAACCAACAACGTCTCCAACGGCAAGGCGTCCCGCTCCTGCCGCTTGTCGGTGCCGGTGGGTGACAGTGTCCCGCTTGTGGTGGTCGGTGCGGTGGTCGGCGCGGTGGCCGCGTTGCTGGCAACGTTTCCTTCCTTGTTTGCATCGGCGATCATCGTCGCCTTGGCCTTGTTGTGGTCGGTGCGAGACTTGGCGGCCTTGTGAAGTTGCGCAATCGAGGCGCGCACCGTGGCTTCCTTGTCGGAACCCTTGCCGACCTGGACCCTGTAGCTTGTGCCGTCCAGTGGCACGTTCCCGTTGTTCGCCTTGGCCGTCGTGTCCATCGCCTTGCCGATGATCACATGCTGGTTTGCTTCCAGCAGCAGCACGGCCGGCAGGTGAAACACTCCGCTTGCAGTGTCGAACTGGTTTGGTGTCACGCCATAGGAGTGCAACGCAGCCGCAAGCTTGGTCGCGTTCACCAAGTTTGCATACTGCCGATTGTATTCCGCTGCATCCTGCAACGCTTGCGCACTCTTATCCTTGGTTGAAGGCTTCACGGTCTGGATGAAAACCTTCGCGAGTGCGGATGTGAAAGTTCTCTTGGCATCGGCACTCGTGGCGATATCCTTCCACGATGCCGGCTTATCCTTGTTCGCAACGAGGTCCTGATGATAGGCCAGCAGTGCGAAGGCAAGCGCCTGCTGTGCCTTGGTAACGCGATCCTCGGCGCCGAGCATGGCAACCAACGCTTTCTGACCAACTGTCACGTAATTCGTATTTACGCGAAGTTGGACGACATTGCTGATTGCCTTTGCAATCGTTGCCTTGGTCGCTGGCTTGGTCGCCTTGGTCGCCTTGTTAGCTTGCTTAGCCATTGTATCTATCCTTTGTATCTACACTTGTGTTAACGGGTGGTTCCCGTCCACCCAGTTCTCTGGGCAGGGTTGTAGTGTAGCAATTAGTGGATAGGTTGTCAACCCATTGTATTACTTAACGTTGACTTACGTTGTCTTAGCTTTGCTTAACTTAATCGATTAAGTGATTAAGTAAAAGCATCACACCACACCACACCACAGTCGGTCAGTCGCTCGACCGATCACTTAATCGATTAAGTAGTTGTAGATACAGTTGTCGGCACAACGTTGATACAGCACCACGTTGTATATACACACAACAACACACAACACACTACACACAACAACACACAACACAATACAATACACACAACACTACATACACAACACACAACGTAGAGACAGACGCTTGTGTTGTGTAGTGTAGTGACAAAGTGTAGTGGCGAGGTAGTGTCATTACGTAAGTAGATACAAGTGTAGTGTCGTGCGCCTCGTCGATACACATGCCACCACTTACGTAACTACACCAACTCAATACACGCGCATGTGGTGACAACTCGATGACAGTTGTAGATACAGAAGTCTGCACACACGCTCGTCGTTACACCCGGTAGCCTAGTTGTCGTTAACAACGCCCCCCGGTATGGCCTCGAAACCAAAAAGGGGTAAGTAAGAAGTGGCGAGACCCCCGAGAGCACCTGCAACACAGCGACTCTTTCAAAAACTCAAAAACTCACTCACTCCACAACTTACCTTAGTTAATCGATTAAGTTGTCGTAGTTTAGTGTCATCGTGGTGTTATCGTGGTGTTGTGGGAGTAAGTTTGAAGAGGAATGGAGAAGGTGAAAACAGACCGGAGTCGTGCGCCGGCTTCGCCGTCGTGGTTATCTATTATATTATATCTACTCACTCACTTACACACACAACTCGCGCACAGTGTCACCACCAGATTTAACTTGACAACGCACCAAAACGAACACTATATACTTATGTCGCGTAGCGACTACCAACGGATCGCAACACTGTAGGTCGGTCAGTTGGTGGTCACACCGTGCGTGATGATGGCGTTTCTTTCCTTTGTATCCAACTTTGGCGGTGGGTTTTGCAACTCACCGCCTTTTTTCTAAAGTGTAGAGTTAGGAGCAGTAATTCTACCTAGTGGAGTTAACTATGGCAGAATACGGACCCAATGACGGCGTTGTTCCGTTCACTGGCTTTACTCCAACTCTCGGAACAGATCGCGCCAATATGCCGAGTGCAGATGGTGGCAGTGTTTCATTCAACGGTATGACGCAGCAGGACCGAGCAATCGCACATGCGTTGTTCGGAGACTACAATCGCGTCACGCGCCGACTTATGGCTACACTACTCGGTGCAACGGCTGGCTCGACTGCAACGGAAACTCGGACACGAGTTGTTGCGTTGAACCCGAACGACAAGCACGATGCGTATAGTGGATTGGTTGAGATCGAGACGGTTGATCTAATCAATCGTGCGACTACAGCAGCGGATGTCACGAACCTCACTGCACTGCTTAATCGTTCACCTGTTCCAACTTACGCTGATGATGTTGGCGGTAACGGTGGTGGTGGTAAGGCGGGCTGGTAATGGCCGACGCAAACTTCACAGGCTTCTCTCCTACACTTGGCGAAGGTAACGCTACTGTCCCAACTGAGGCCGGTAGCGTTACTACGCAAGGTGTTACGAGTGCAGACTACTTCTACGCGCAAGCATACCGCCGTGGTGGGGCTCGTGCGTTGAAGGCACTTACGCTTGCACTAACTGGCGCACTGCCTGGCGCAACTGCGTATGCAGGTCATGGACAAGTGCAAGCCGTTAACTCAACGTTCACTGTTGGTGAGTTTGGCGGCTTGCGTCCTGTTGAAGTTAAGTCAGCTATCAACCGTGCGACAACTGATGCTGATGTCTCCGATCTTCTCGCTATCTTGCGTCGTGCTCGTCCTCCAATCGCTACAATGCGTAGTTACGGCGAGAACAACGAAGCGACAGATGGATTTCGTGTAAAACAACCTTACGATGCGCTACTTGGAACTTCGTTCGTTAGTAGCGAGTCTGAAATGGTGGATGGGCCATGACATTCCGTCGCTTCTACAACGGCCAGATACTCGACGCTGACGATCTAAACTATAACTTCGATCAGATTGCTACAGTAAGCGGCGTAGGTAGTGACGCAGCTACAACTGCTTACTTTACTGTCAATGGTGCATCGCTATCTCAACGTAAGGTCTTCTTCCAAACAGCAGGCACAAATCGCTTTGCAGTTGGGATGAATGGATCAAACAACTTCGTCATTGAGCGCTATGACGGTAGCGGTGCTTACGTTAACAACGCCTTTCGAGTTAATGAGTCCACTGGTGCGCTGACACTACTTGGTGCAACGACGTTTGGTGACTCTGCAACTAACAACGCTGCTACACTTACTTACGGTGCTGGTGCGAGTAACCAGATTGTGTTCTCGCAGTCTGGCACTGGTGGGTTTAGCTTCGTTGGCGACACAGCGTTCTCATCGAAGATTACTGTTGGCAACATCACACCACTTGCTGATGGATCGAAGTTCTTTGACTTCGGTTACAGCAAGTCAACGTATCTCGTAGACATTCATCGTGCAGGTAGTAACGCTGACGGCGCTAAGTATGGTGCGCTTAAGGTTCAGCAACAGATTACACACGATGGCGCAAGCACTGGCGGAAACAACGCTACTGCTGCGCTATATGCATCGATGGATGTTCAAGGACAACCAGAACAAGATTATTGGGCTGGTGGGTTCCTTACTTACATCAAGAACCTAAAGAGTGCCACTGCTGCCGCTGGTGAGTCGCAACACGGTGGATTGTATTCTCAACTCGTTAAGGTTCTCGACAACGTTCCTGGTGGTGTAGTTGGTTCTGGTGAACAACTTGCAGAAGGTTGGGTCCAGTGGTGGGTCATGTCAGACCGCACTGGCCTTGCTTCTAGTAAGTCTGGTGCAAGCGTTGGACTAGAGTTTGATATCGACGGCAACGGCGATGACGACGATCAGTCTCGTTTTGTTGCGCAGTATGTTATCAACAACTACGCTAAGGATGCGCTATCTCCATACAAACATCATTGGGGACTTTACTTTAACTCCGGCACTGGCGGTGTTAACGACTCGCTGTATGGCGTTCCTATCGCTATCTACGCTGGTTATTCCGTTGCTGGTATCGACTTCTCACAAGGCACTGGTCCTCGTGCTGATCCTTACGTCGATGCTACCAATCGTGCAGTTGGCATTAAATTCCGTGACGGAATTAAGTTTGGTTGGACTGGCGACGGCGCGACAGGAACTTACTTCACACACGGATCATCTAAGCTACAATACTGGTCTGGTGGTAGTGAAGTCTTCTCTGTTTCCGACACTGGTAAGTTAGTCTCGGCTAGCACAGCGACAGACAGCTTTACGTTCCCAGGCGGTGGTAACATTGGTCCTGATGATTTCCGTCAGATCGAGATTATGCAGGATGGTGCTACTACAGGCACTACCGGCAGTCCCACTATTATGTTTATTCGACGTGTCGGCTCTACCAGCGCGGCAGCATCGGGAACGGACACTTTCGTTGTTAAGAACCAGTGGACCCAAACGTCTACGACGCCCGGCACAGGTGTTAGGTTCAATACGGTAATTGCTACTAGTCAAGGTTCTGGAGTTGACCCAGGCGAAACTTGGGGCTTCATTTCCATAATTGATACCCAATCCGCTACTCGAACGAATAGCCGAAATGCTGTAGCAGGTTATTTCCAGGCTAACCGACGTGGATTACCGGGTGCAGGTGAGCCGGTTTCGTTGGAAGGTCTTGTCATTGCAGCTAATGACATGACGAACGCTAACTCTACGACTTCCGGCAAGATGCGTACGCTTGAATTGGATATGTTTGCCGGCGGCGCGGATGATATTACTGGAACCGGCCGCGAGGTAATTCCAGTTGTTTTGGGTAAGTTTGCGGCTGGCGATACATCACCCACGTTCACATCTCTGTTGGGTGTATATCCTGTCGTAGGCGATGGCGTTACATTAAAACGTGGCATCGGTTTTTATAACGCACTCAATTTTTCGCAATCTTTGTTTGACACACGTGATGCTGTTCAAGGTGCATCAGCAAATGCTTTTTGGTTAAAAGCAGGTCATCGTATTGCACTTGACGGTGATACAACTGCTGCGGCTACTGCATCAACTAACTACATCTACTCATCGTCCGGTTCACTTAAAATTCACTCTCCAACAGTGATCCTTGCTGACGGAGCTACTGCACCATTTACGGTTACGTCCGGTAACATCACAGCGGAAACTAATCAAAACTCAACACTAGCAACGGGCGGTGTTGGTTATTATTGGGCAGTTGGCCGATCTGGTTATGGTAACGTATTCCAGGCACAGATTAACGCTAACGGAACAAATCATGGTGGTTCATCGCCAAACGAGCTACTAGTTCCAGCCAGACTTAAAGTTGGTATGCTTACAACAACAGGAACCACATACACATTAAGTGGCTCTGTAGTTCCTTCATCAGTAGTCGGCAACGGCACTACTGTTGTAGTTACTTATCCCTCCATCACGAATAGAGTGCTCCCTGTTGGTTCAACGATGACGTTGGCTGGATGGTCGATTGGTGCGTTTAACGGAACGTGGACGGTGGCCGCATCTGACAACACAACAGCAACATTAACTTGTGCAGCGACTGGCACACCAACTGGCGGCACAGTTACTTACAATATGGCGCCGTTCTCTCCGATCTCGTTCGGATCGAATTGGGCAGGTAAACCAACTGCGGCGAAGGTTGTCCCATATCGGTTTAGTATCTCATCTGATACTGCTGATACGGCCGGCACGCTGTCTGGTATGCCCGTAGTCGGTATCTACCATAACTGGTCCGGCGCAGCGACGGGAGGCAAACACGGCCTTGAAGTTGAAATTTCTCAGACTGGACCGACTAATGACCCTCGTGTAGCGGGTATTCCCAACCAGCAGCACACGGTCATCAACGCCCACGCCTGGGGAAAATACAATGCAGGCGGCACAGGGACGTTCGATAACGCTGCCGGTTCACTGTATGGCTTAAACCCGCAGACTAAGCTACTGGCAGGTGCAACTCACTGGCGGTTGATTAATGCGCTAGGTGAGGTTAATTCCTCGGTGGCGGCATCTAGTGTTGATGTTACCGTAGGAGGGACAATAACTGCTAGTGATACAGTGTCGTTGCAATTTGCATCAACGGACATCGCAGGCACTCCGGTAACGGCAACGTGGACAGTTGGAGCAAGTCAAACACTTGCTATGGTAGCAAACAATCTTGCTGCTGAAGTTAACGCTACAACTGCCTTACGTGATGCTGGAATTAGTGCGATATCTAACACAGATGGAACGTTAACAATCTACTGGCCGACGTTCCTAGCTACATTAACTATTACTCCATCTACATCAGGCGGGGCCACGGAGACGCTGACTCTCGGCACGCCAATATCCGGTGCGTCGGTGGACATCAAGACGTTGGGGTCATTTATCCGACTGGCGGACGACCACGGCCGGGGCGAGATGAACAGCGCAATGCTGATCTTCGGCGCGCAGTCTGGCGTGGCACGGTCTGGTGATTACCTAGTTGGACTTAACTTCGGCAGCCTGGATGGCTACGACGGACAGTGGCCACTTCATGAACATGGTTCGCTAATCAGCGCACGATATCAGACTGGTAACGGTGGTAGCGCAAAGAATGCGCCGCTATCATCTCCAATCCTAGATCACGGTATTGACCTTCGTTATGTTGACTTCGGAGTGGATGCTTGGCGGTCTCCTGGTGTTCAATTAACTAACTCTAAGGTAGTAATCGGCGGTCATCAGATTTATGCAGATGGCAACGGACTTAACATCAACGCAATAGCTGCGAATGGAAATACCGCAAGCGCAGTAACGTTAGCTAGTGGCGGTGGCGGTGGAGCCGGCTCTGCAATCAATAACTATTTCAAAACCGATCGAGGTTATGTATCAGATGGTGTTTTGGAGGTAACATCCGTTGACCCATCAACCGGGGCTGTGTCAGCATTTAATATTAAAACTTACCCATCACATAACGGAACAGCGCCAACCAATCCAGTTGCAGTAGAGGGCGGGTCTGGGATTAACTGGACGGTAAACATTACGTGGCCGGCAGCCCCAGAACTACGTTTGCAATCATCTGGCGGTCGGACTAGAATATCGGGGTCGCAAGGTATAGCGACAAGGACACATACAGCGGCCGGTGCGGTTACAGTTGCCGCAGACACCGACCACATTGTGTTCATTAACAAGACCGTTGGTGCTGCAACTACAGTTAACCTACCAAGTAGCCCAACAAACGGCGACACGTATGTTATTCGTGATGCGAAGGGTGATGCTGCTGCAAACAACATCACTATCACTCCTGCCAGTGGAACTATCAACGGTGCTGCCACGTTGGTAATTAACACAAACAACGGTGGATATCGCATTACATACGACGGCAGCGAATGGAAAACAACACCTTAAGGAGCACACATGACACCCGAACTCGCTAATCATGCTTTGCAGATGCTTGACAAAGTTAACACCCAAGGTCTCGAAGCACACTTCACAATGCGACAGGTTGTGGACGCACTTATCGCCATTGCACAGAACCGCGTTAAAATTGTGCAAGTTAGCGGACCTGATGCACCAGAAGGCGGCGTAAAGGCCACACAACCAACTTCAGCAACTTCAAAGAAGGCGTAACATAATGGCTGCGACCACTGGCGACTACGCTCTTGATCCAACACAACTCGTGCATCAGTTCTTGGCTGCACAGGGGTTGCAGCCAACTGCCGAAAACGTGCGGCGTGCGTTGACTGCTAACGCCGCAAATCCTGGCTACATTCCTGGCTTGGTTAACCAAGAGCCGCCTCCACCGGATGCTACGCCGACACAAGTATCCGGTGGTGGTAATAAGCCTGCGACAACGAACGGACAACCGAATAAGACGGCCGAGATGCCTACACCACCTGTTCCGCCTCGTAGTGCGGATGGTGGCGATGCAACGACACAACCGAACACGTCAATCACTACACCACCTGCACAGACCATGACACCGGCTGACATGATCATTAACGGACTTGCGGCTGGTGCTGGGGCGTCTGCAATCGGCATGGATTGGCTGCGCAACACTCCCGATACCGGGACTTACATGGGCAACGCAGGAGTGCCGCCACGTGGACCCGTTGACGTTCCCGCAACTGGTATTACTGTTGATAGTAATCCTCGCATTGGTAATACTCGTCGCCTCGGTTATGACGGCGGTAGCGGTGCGGGAACTGGATCGCTGCCTCAACTCAGTCCTCCGCCACAGGCAATCGAAGCGCCACGAGCCAATCCACAACAGCAAATGCAAGATGTGATTACGCGCATGTTGGGGCAAGATACTGCACCGATGCCTGCAACTCCTGGTGCCGCAACTGTTCCACCTGCTGCGGTCGATCCTTACGCTGCATGGGATGCAGAAGTTCAGAAGATGCTTAAGACCGATCCAACTTTCTCAGCGGAAGTTAAGGGAGCCGGCAAAGGCGTTGCGAAGAACTTGAAGCCGACCGAGAAGCTACAGTTTAACAAAGCAATGGCGAAGTTCCTTAAGGGAGTTGCTCGCTAATGGCGTTAGTGGATAACAACGCACCACTTAGGTTAGCGGATGGGACACTTGTGTATCCCGACAACCGCATCGTTCGTCCTGATGAAGAAAACACTCAGGACGAACAAGCGATGGTGGAAATTCCTACCAACGCAGAAGCACAGCGTATGGTTACGCAAGTTCGTCGTAAGGTTGCTGACCTTCCCGACGTTCCTAAAACAACCAATGTGGTGGCCGTTGTTCTCTCTTACACGCTGTTCGGTCTATCTGACGAAGACATTGCTATCACAACGAACCTCACAGTTTCGCAAGTTGAAAACATTAAACAACTGCGTGCCTACAGTGAGATATATGACGCGGTGGTGCAGGGTATACGAGAGACAGAAGCTACTAGCGTTCGGGAAGTCTTCTCGCAACATGCACTCAAGTCGGCGAATGTGATAGTTAATCGATTAAGTAGCCGAGACCCAACGCAGCAACTTGTGGCTGCTAGAGAAGTCTTGGATCGTGCAGGCTTTCGTCCTGCTGATATCGTGGAGCATCGTCATAGTATGGAAGGTGGCCTTACGATTGAGATCATTCGTAAGGATAACACAGTAACACCAACCATTGATCTTACGTTGGAGAATGAGTGATGTTGTTCGTTGCACGATTGCAGATTAATCTTGGTTCGTTGGTTCAGAATGTGCCGATGCAAATCTTCCTACCGATGATTGAAGACGTTAACACAAACAGTCTTCGGCCAATGAATTTGGACTCCCATATTCGTATCACTACGATTACAGGAACTACGTATTTCAAATGGGGACCGACGACGATCAGCGGAGGAAACCAGGACTTGCTTGTTCGCCAAAATAACGAGGCACAAGACATCGTTATTCCGATTAAGGCAGGTATCGATCACTTCTGGATTATGAACGATAACGCTGCACCTGTCGCAATGTATGCAATCGGGCGTATGTGGCGTTAATGGCTAAGGAAGTCAACGCAATCTACAAGATTGAAGAAGGCGGTATGCATGACCGCTTTCATCAGTCGCGTGCTAAGATACAGTTCCTTGGTGGCGGTTTCGGCAACGGTAAAACTGCTTGTGCCGTCATCAAGGCTCTGAAACTCGCAGTTGACTATCCAGGCAGCAACGGGCTTATTGCACGTTCAACCTTTCCTAAGTTGAACGACACAATCCGTAAAGAGTTCTTCAAGTGGTGTCCGAAGGCATGGATTAAGCGGATGCCGACCGAGAAGGACAACACTTGCATCCTTACTAACGGAACGATGGTCAACTTCCGTTACATGGCACAACGAGGAAAGGAAACTGAACAGACGACATCAAACCTGTTGTCTGCAACGTTCGATTGGGCAGTAGTTGATCAGATTGAAGACCCGGAGTTTACGCACAAAGACTTTATGGACTTGATGGGACGACTTCGCGGTTCGACTGAATACAACGGCAACGATCCTACGATGCCTCGTGAGGGACCACGTTGGTTGATACTCACATCGAACCCAACTCGTAATTGGGTATATCGCAAGTTGATTAAGCCGCTACACGATTACAATCGTGGCATTATCAACAAAGACTTGTTGGTGCAGCTAGACGAAAACAGTAAGCCAGTGATGGTTGATGGCCGACCTGTTCCGATGATTGAACTCTTCGAGGGAAGCACATATGAGAATGTTGCTAACGTCGGGATCGACTTCATCAACGGTATGTTGTCTAGCTTCACAAACCAGTCGATGCGAGATCGCTTCATCATGGGTAAGTGGGGAGCACTGTCTGGTGTTGTCTATCACTTGTTCGATGAGGATGTTCATACTCTAACGGAGCAAACAGTTGTTGAATACCTGATGCAACTACGATCATCAGGATACGAACCAAATTTCTTTGAGGGATACGATCACGGACTTATGCGGCCGAGTTGTTACGGTCTCTTCTTCTGTGATGACGAAGGCAACGTATTCCTTATCGACGGATTTTATGCACCGGAGCAGACGATCGCTACATCCGCTGAATTGATTAAGCAGATAAGAGCAACGTATGGAGTTTCCGAACATGAAAGCCGTTTTGTATACAGTGATCCTCAGTTGTTCAATCGCACTACTGGTTCTACAGTTGTGGTTGGCACCACTGTTGCTGAGTTGTTCCGTAGAGAGGGTATCGAGTTTCAACGAGGGAACAAGGACATCACTGCTGGAATAAGCAAGAACATGCAGTATCTTGCGATTAACCAGTTCCACGAGCATCCTGTATTCGGCACTCCTGGTGCACCGCATTTCTTCGTTTCCGAAAAGTGTGATTGGTTCATCAACGAGATTACGTCTTGGTTCTTTAAGGAAGAAACCGATAAGCCTATTGACAAAGACGATCACGCGATGGACATGTGGAAATATGCGATGACGGGACGCAAACGACTTGCGCAGTATCGCGGCAATCCGAAATCTAAGCCACAGTTCTTGCAGTGGCATGAAGTTGAAGATGGTAACACAAACAACAAGCGGCCGAGGCACAGATGAGCGACAGTTCTACACGTCAACAGGCAACGCTTGACAATGCGTTCAGTGCTGCTGGCATTGCTCCTACACGTTCACGTAAGAAGAAAGAAGTTCAACCAGCTTACAAGATGATTGGAACGAACAAGGTTCCAGTGTCGAAGCAACGTGGTCAGTTGTGGAAGTCGCGTGTTAAGCGCGCTGAGAAGATGCTTAAGGACCTGTTCGACGCATGGCAGGAAGCGATCGATTACTACAACAACGATCAATCCGAGCATCGTAGTAACAGTGATCCAGCGCAAGCTAACAACACAATGTATGCTGGTAAGTTTAGCCGGCGACACAGTTCGACAGAGAACATTGTCTTTGCGAACATGAATGCATTGATACCGATCCTCTACGCTAAGAATCCTTACGTTGGTTTTAGTTCACAAGCTAACGGTGACGCGGAAGCTCGTGAGCAGTTTGACGACCGCGCACGTTCGATTGAGAAGCTCGTTAACGCTCTGTTCGATATGAAATCAGCACCGGGCGTTAACTTGAAGCCACTCGCCAAGCGTTGTGTGTTGGTTACGCTACTCACCAACATCTCGTGGATCGAAGCAGGTTACACACTTAAGCAAGATAGTCTCGAACAATCGTTGATTGACTTGCAGAACGCAACGAAGAAGTTACAAGACGCTAAGAACCAAGAGGATATCATCGAGGCAGAAGGTGAACTCGCTGCTATCGAAGAGACGATTGACTACCGCACTCCTGCTGGTCCGTTCCTTAAGTTTCGTTCGGGTAAGCAGATCATCGTTGATCCTAACTGCACTGACATCGGTTCGCTAAAGGATGCGAATTGGGTAGCAGTGCATGACATGCTGCCGACTTCCTACGTCAAGGCAGTGTTCATGAAGATGAGTGGCGACGAAGAAAACGAAGAATACACTTCGATCTACGAACCAACTCATGTGTTGTCATGTGAAGATAGCGAAGAGAGTGAAGACGATCGAGCAACTGAGTTGTTCGACAACAAGAAGACTTACGCATCGTATGGCTTTGGAGACGAAGAGTCATTCAAGCGATCACAGATGACGGAAGTTTACTACATCTGGGATAAGACTACTCGACGCATTGAACTCTACCACGCTAAGAGCTGGAAGTGGCCCATTTGGGTTTGGGAAGACCGTTATCAACTGATTAACTTCTTTCCGTTCCGTGCGTTGACGTTTCACGATAACCCAGAAGACCTTTACGCTAAGGGTGAAGTGTCGTTCTATCTCGATCAACAGGACGAAATTAACACTATCAACTCTGAACTCAACATGTCGCGCAACTGGGCACGTCGTCACATCTTCTTTAACTCGAATGCAGGAATATCGAAAGAGACAATCGAGAAGGTTGTTTTCGGTCCTAGCAACGGTGTTGTTGGTGTTGACCTTCCTGAAGGTGTTGACATCAGCAAAGTGATCTTCAGCGTAACTCCGCCGTCTGCTAACTTCGTTCAGTTGTTCGACAAGCGGCCGTTGTATGAGAGCATCGACCGCATTGCTGCATCGAACGAAGCGTTACGCGGTGGGCAGTTTAAGACGAATACAACCAACCAAGCGATTGAGTATTACTCAACGATGGGCAACCAACGTATGGACATGCGCTTGGATGCTATCGAAGACTTCATAGCTGACATCGGTTGGATGGTTGCGCAACTCTGTCTTCGCTTCATGTCTCCTGAAGTTGTAAAGCAGATCACTAATCTCGACGTAGCTGCAACTTGGGCACCGATCGATCCTACAACCGACTTCGGTATGTCTTCTATGACAGCAGTTGGCGGAAGCTCACAGAAGCAAAACAAGCAAACTCGTAAGCGTGAGGCGCTTGAAGTTGGTCAAATCCTGTCGCAATTCGTTAAGGCTGCACCGGCTTCAATCATCGACATAACGTTGCGTATGTTCTCAGAAGCATTTGATGACATCATCATCAAAGAGGAAGATTGGGACAAGATACGCGAAGAAGCGTTGATGGTTGTTCAAGCGGGGCAAGGTGGTGCGCCCGGACAACAACCACATGGAGAAGCAGGAGGACCGCCACAAGCCGGCGGTGGCGGTAACGATCCACGTCAAGTTGCGATAATGGTTGTGCAAGCATTGAAGCAACTTCCGCCTGATGCGTTAAAAGCGATTGGCTTGGCACTTGCACAAGGCGTTCCACCTGAACAAATTGCACAACAAGTGCTTGGTGGTGGCGGACAACAACCTCAACAGCAACCTAATGGAGCATAAGTTAACATGAGCGGCACAAACATGGGCGATCGTGGATCGTCTGGTCTCGACAGTCTGTTCGATAGCGTTCCTGGTTTCGAGAATGGCAATGATACGCTTGCAACTACCGACAACACCGATGCGAGTGCGACGGAAACGTCACCAACACAAACGAGTGTTGAAAGCGGTAACGGTGCCGTCCGCAGCGGACAGGTTGATCGCCAAGGCAGCAGCACAGACCAACGCGCAAACACCGGAACACAACAGCCGCAACAGCAAGGACAGCAACCGCAACAGCAAGTTGTCCGGCGACACGATGGACTCGTTGAACAACCGAACGCGAACAATCCTCGTGCCCGCGATCTTGTTGACCCGGTAACGGGACGAATTGTTGCACACGGCGGCATTGAACGTCGTGTGTTTGAAGAAAGCCAACGCAATGCTCGTGCGCTACGTGATGCGCAAACACAGCTTGCAGCGGCGCAAGAACAACTGCGCGGGACGAACGAAGTCACCGAGGCAGTTACACGTCACGGCATTACCTCACGGGATGCAGTGGCGGCAATCCAGGTCATGTCTGAGTTCAAGCGTGATCCTGTTCGCACACTAGAGTATCTTGTTAGCGAAGTTAAAGCCTTGGGGCTGCCCATTCCGTTCCTTGAGCAAGGCGTCACTCCCGGAATGGACATGGCGGCACTCCAACGAATGATTGATGCGAAACTCGCACCAATCACAAACCAGTTTACGCAGCAAACACAACAGCGAGCCAATGAGCAAGAGTTGTTGCAGCGTGCCGAGCGTGAACTAGATGACTTCCTGGGAGCGTTCCCATACGCACAACACAACCTCGACGTTCTCCAACAGATGATGGAGAAAGAACCGTCCTTGACACTGCACCGTGCCTATGGTCTAATGCAGGACTGGATGCTCAATAACGGTTATGATATTCGTCTCCCGTTACGAGACCAGGTAGTCCGTGGTGACAATACTCAATCGATTAACTCACCACAGTCACAGCCGACTTCTACAAGTCAGACAAAGCAGCCTTCTGAGCCACCGCTTACGAATGGCAGAACAGTGCAGAACACTAGTCAACGTCATGCACCGACTGACATCGACAACGCGGTTGAATTTACCGGACAGGAAGATTGGAGAGACATTCTCCGTCGTTCTCTTCGGGACGAAGGATACCAAGTCTGATTTTTAGAGGTCGTTATGACAATCGCAACAGTTCTTCACTCTACACTCACTAAGTCTCGCAAGAAGCTCATTCTTGCGAGTGCGAAGTCGAACGCTTTGCAGGCGTGGGTGTTTGCAAACAACCGAGTTGAATACGAGAACGGTGGTTATAACATCACCAATCCGTTGACAGTCGGACGTAACCCCAACATCTCGTCGTATGAATACTACGGCAACCTTCCTGTTAACCAGACAAACGAGTTCACAACCGTTGAATACGGTTACTCTCGTGTTGCTGGTTCGGTTATCATTTCCGATCAGGAAGAGGATGAGAACCAGGGCGACACAGCGATCTTCAAGCTGATGACTCGCAAGCTTGAAGTGCTTGAAGAAAGCATCATGGAGAAGTTCAGCACTTACATTTACGGTGTAGGTGGTGGAACAGACCCATACGGCCTGGGAACACTCATTCCGACCAATCCGAACACTGGTTCGCTTGGTGGTCTCAATCGTGCGACTGAAACACAGTGGCGCACGTCGGCTTACGTGTTCGGTGGTGCGATCGACGCTACGAACATTGAGGAAGTTTGCGACGACGTTCTTATGGACCTGACGCTTAAGACTGACAAGCCGAGCGTCATTGTCTTCGGTCGCAATCTGTATCGCATGTATCGCCAAGCGGTGCGTGACAAGCTGACCATTCCTCTGTCTTCGGGCAAGGCTGGTCAACGCATGTTCGACCTCGGCTTTGAGGGAGTCATGCACAACAACACTCCCATCATCTACGATGAAGATTGCCCCGTTACTTACGGCTACTTCATCAACGACAAGTATCTGCGTCTGCATGTTCTCAAGCACGTGAACATGAAGGTTAAGAAGCTTGTCGCTCCTTGGAACATGGATGCGATGGGAAGCCGCACTATCTGGCAGGGTCAGTGGTGCATGTGGAAGGCGTATCGTTCACACGCCGTTATCACTAACTAAGGAGTGTGCAGTGAGCGAAACGCTTAATATGCAACCAGAGTTCAACGTTGAACTCGTTACGGGCAGCTTCGAGCGCACACGTTACGATGTTGTGCATGAAGAAGTTACTCGTATCGGAGCTGGTGGCGAAGAAAAGACCTTCATCCGCAGCAGGTTGGTTCCCATTCCACAAGTTATGGACAAGATGATTGTGGTGAAGTTTCCGAAAGGTCACTCGGTTGGTTTCTTCCTTGACGACAAGGAAGAACTAACTCGCTACGGTCTGCTTAACGATCCTCGGATTGTTAACGTAAACGGTGAGAGTGAACTGATTGAAGAGGCTGCACCCAAGCGTGGCCGAAAGACTGGTGGAATTAGCACCATTGATGAGGACTAAACTATGGCAACTCGGTTCAATGCGCCGACATTCTATCCTCGGCGACTTTCGGTTTACGTTCCCGCTATGCAATTTGCTAGCGACGTAAACAACAACGGCGTTACTCGTGTGTCGTTCGGTTCACCGGCTAACACTGGTGCAGCGACGGTGCTGAGTGCGCAGAGCATTGCAACGGCAGGTTCGACAACAACCACACTGCTTACCAACAACGAGTTGGATGGCACGTGGGGACGTGTGTTGAAGGTTGTTGCGTCTGGTGCTGCTACGTCAACGGTGACGATCGATGGTTGGGATTATCTCAACCAGCCGATTACGGAAGTGCTGACACTGAACGGCGCTACGATCGTTAACGGCAAGAAGGCGTTTAAGTGGATACGCAAGGTTACGTGGGGAGCTACAGGCGGAACCACGATCAACCTTGGAACGCTTAACGTCTTCGGTCTGCCTTACAAGGCGGTCGGTGTGTATCGTGAGATTGTTGATGGTGCTCTCGGCACTACTGGCACTCTTACGGCGCCGGTTCTTACCGATCCGCAGACTTCGACAACTGGTGATCCGCGCGGCACCTACACATGCAACGCGACACCGGACGGCACCAAGGTTATCGAAGCGGTGTTCGACTTCATTAACGACGTGAACTCGTCTGGTAATGGCGGGCTGCACGGAATTGCGCACTACGCTGCGTAAGCAGTAATCAAACTGCGCAATACGCGGGGGATGGCTGCTCCCCATCTCCCGCGTTCCTTTTGGCGGAGGTTTGCGTGACGATTGTTGATGACGTTGTATCTCAGGTGATCTATGAGTTGCATCAAGTCCCTGCAATCGCTACGCAGGCTTACGCTACTCCAATCATCCTTACAAAAGTGAACAGCATCCACACCGAGTTGTTGGATAAGTTTTGGTGGCCTCGCTTGATGAAGCTATTTACCGTTGCACTAGACGGTGTAACGGGAATACCAACAACGGATTTAACTGGACCGATTTCGTCTATTGACGACTTCAAGGATATTCAGTTTGTGTGGCCAGAAGGTAGTCCTAATCCGCTTAAGACTGCGCAAGACAGTTACAATCCAACACTCTACGGCGGAACAACGCCACTTCTAATCACACCAAGTTATGATATTGCACACCGTCCGTTTGCTGTGCTGCCTGCTGGCGCAACTGGCAACGTTGTTGTGCGTGCAAGACAACGCCCACCTGAGCCGCTTTCGCTTGGTGACACAGTTTACTTGGATAAGCTAGCACTGGCCTACGGTGCTGCATGGCGTTACACTACCGACGACGCAACTGTTCCTGCTGCGATAGACTTGTTTCATCGTGCTTACGAGGATCGCAAGAAGACACTTGCACAGCAGATTAACAGTCAGTCGATTTCGTTCTACGGCAGCGTTGCAGAAGTTAACACTGGTTGGTGGGAGGCATAATGGCTAAGCCCGCATCAACGCGAACTAGCGCAAGGCAACCACAGCAACAACTTGAGACTTCCACAGTCCGCACATTCGATGGCGGACTTAACGTTGTTGATACCGAACTCAACATGACGCCTCGTTATGCGCGTGTGTTGAAGAACCTCGAACGTTCACTTGATGGCTCGTTGTCTGTTCGTCCCGGAACAGTGTTCTTTGCGGATGTAAACCAATGGGGTAACTCCAATGACATCATCAACGGAATTTACTTCAACAACCACGCGATCTGTGTCCAAGCTAACGGCGCCATTACCAAGACCGATGCATCGGGAACAACGACGCAAATGTTGTTGGGTGGCGTTAATCCATGGACAACGGCAATTACACGAGCACACTTTGCTGTCTTCAACAACGACCTCACCATTTGGAATGGAGTTGACAAGCCACTAATCATCCCTGGTAATCCGACTGATCCCAACTACATGACTTTGCAGTTCTTGGTTGACAAAGCATCGTTGTCGAACATCAACACACCACGTGGGTTGTATGCAGCTACACAAGGTCGCTACTTGGTTGTTGCTGGTGTTCCTGATTACCCGTCAACGATCTTCGTAACGAACCAAGACACGAGTGGGACGTTTCCAGGAGACCCGGCGCCAAATGACGCAATTCAACTCGATATCGGATCACGAGTTAGCATCGGAAGTTCCGCAATTACGGGACTTGTTGCTTACCGAGACAAGTTGCTTGTCACGTTTGAACGCGGAGTGTTGCCTCTCACGCTCGGGAATTATACCGGATCACCGGCAGTTCACACTCCCACTGACGATGGGTTTATCGAAGAATACGGATGCGTATCGCATCGAACTCTTGTATCGGTCTCAGATGACGCATTCTTCTGCGACAACATCGGAGTCAACGTAATCCGCCGTATCGCGTTGTTCAGCACACTACGGCCGGAACGTGCATCGCAGTATATCGATCCGTTGTTCACCGCGTTGATGCAAGCGTTGACAACTGCACAGGTTGAAGAACTTGTTCACGCTGTTTACGATCTACGCAACCGACGTTACTTGATCTTCGTTCCGGTGATCTCTGGTGGTGTAGTTACTGAAACGGTTTGCTTCTCTTACACTTCCATTCCTTCACTAAGCATCAGTGCATGGGCTGAATTGCGTGGGTGGAATTGGCGGTGTGCGTTTCGTTCGACGCTGCAAAACATCTTCTTCGCTCGTGGAACGAAACTCTACTACTACGATTTCGATGGCGAAGATCGTTGTGCTGATCGGTTGAACGATCCAGCGGTTAACAGCGGTGCAGGTGAAGCGATTTCGTTCGATTGGGAACTGCCTTGGGCTGACTTCCAACGTCGTATGCACGTGAAGCAATCACATTACTTGGGATTGGACACGCAAGGAACTGGGACGTTCACTTGTGAAATGTATATCGACAACTACCGAACGCAACTAGGCTCCGACATCCCATATCTGTCGTTGAAGTTCGTTGCTGGCGATGCTGGTGGCTTTGGCAACGTTCCTTACGGCAACTCACCGTTTGGCGGTGGTCGGGACAGTTCCGAAGAACGGTTGTTTGCGTGGCCTAGTCGCTTCAAGTTGATGAAGTTGCGCTTCAAAGGCACAACTACTAAACCGATTAAGTTCGTAAGCATCACCATTGCTTACACTCGCGGCTCGATCAGGAGGTAACGTTGGCTCTCTACACCGCTTACTCAGGATTGCGTCTACGCCTGATTGACTTCGATGAGCAGCCTTGGGACGAGGACTTGAACGCAAGTCTTCGTGCGATTGGCGATTGGTATGACAGCACAGCAGCCCCGTCACTGTTGGGATGGAAGAATGCCATTACCAACGGTGCAATGCGTTTGTGGCGACGTGGCACTACGTTTACACCAACTCACGGTGTTAACACACCACTGCTTGATCGGTGGGTTAACTACATGAATGGTGCGGGATCAACAACAACGATCTCGCGACAGACCTCAACCGATGCGATCCTGTTGCAAGCTGGTTGCCCATACTACGCTAAGTATGCGGTGTCGGTTGCAGGCAGTGACACCGTTCGGCAGTTTAAGCAAGTCATCCCAGGAGTTTCGACATTCTCGGGATCACAGGTTACGTTGTCGTTTGTTGCTTGGGGAACCGCTGGTAAGCAGCTTGGTATCTTCCTTGCGCAGTCGTTTGGAACTGGCGGCTCACCGTCTGCAACAGTAAACTCGTCTACACAGATTGCTACGCTGACTGCAACACCAACACTCTACACGATGACGTTTACGTTGGCCGATGTAACGAGTAAGACACTCGGAACGAACGGCAACGACGGTATCGTTGTTGTGTTCTCGATGCCACTTACTCAAACGTTTGAGTGCAACATCGGCCGTGTATGCTTCGAGAAGGGATCGGTTTACTCTGGGCTACCATTCCTTCCGCTTGGTGCTGAGTTGGCTGAGTGTATGAGGTTCTACCAATCATCATTTG